GTCGGTCCACGTACCCGCGGCGTGTGCGGTGCTCTCGTCGATGATGAGCCCTGAGCTACTGCCCATGAGCTGCGACACGGCCGACTGGGGCGCCTCGGGAGCCAACCCGCGGAAGGTGACCACCATATCGGCCGTCAGGGCACCGGCCACCGCGCCCGCGCCCGACGTGTTGGACCCGAGCCGCTCGACCGAGTTGCGGTGCCGAAGCTCGTCGGCGTTGTTGATGATGAAGTCGCAATGGTAGCCCTCCTGACTGGCGGGCGTGGCGCTCGTCGCGCAGTAGGGGCCGAGCCCGGAAGCGCCTGCGGTGGGGCCGGTCGTCGGGGGGGTCGCGATCTTGACGCGAGTCACGAGCATCCGCGCGGACGCCGGCCGGTAGGGCTGCACGTCCATCGCGCGGACGTAGGGGTCCAGCCCCGCGTCGATGGCGCCGTGGTTGGTGTCGGCCACCAGCGTCGATGTCACGCCCTTCGACGAGCTCCCCGCGTCGAGCACGTTGTTCGGGTCTACCTCGGTGCCGTCCGCGGACAGATCGAGGAAGATGAAGCCCTCGTCATCACCGATCTGGACGACCCGGCTACACGCCTGCGAGTCGCTTCCCACGGTCAGGGTGCACCGCTCGAGCCAGTTGCCCGGAAGGTCGGGAGTCCAGCCGCCGGGGTCGGCGTCGGTCGATGTGCCGCTGAAGAGCGCCACGCGGTCGGTCCCCGTGGGGTCGATGAGCTCCCACTGGTAGGTAGCCGTGGGGCTGCCCGTCTCGGTGGGCGCGTCGGTGCTGACCGCAGCGAGGGTGTCCTGCTGGGCGTCGGCGCCCAGTGCGGCCGTCCACTGTGCCCCGCCGGCGGCGGCGCCGGCCTCGCCGGCGGGCTTGGCCGGCGCCTTCGGCTTTGCGAGGCCCATCAGCTGCCCCACCCTTCCAGGACGAGGATCTCTGCCGCCGTGACGTTGTCAGCGCCGGAGTCCGGGACGGAGCGGTAGAACAGCGAGCCCGTGGCCGAGTAGTAGTGCACGGGGCCGCCGTTGGACTGGAGCACGACAGCGCTCGCGGCGGTGTCGTTCTCGACCAGCGCCGACGTGGCCGGGTTCGTCGCCGTGCCGAGCACGGGGTCGATGGTCGTGCCGCTGCCGGAGACGAGCGCCTCGCGGAGCAGCAGGATCCGGCCGTGGGTGGGGAGGCCGGTGATCTCGACCTCGGTCGCCGCCGCCACCGACGCCCCAGCGATCGAGACGTGGTACCGGGTCGGCTTCTTGGACCGGGTGGTGGGGGTGACGGTCGCGACGAGTGCCATGGGATCTACCCTTGCTCAGTGTGGTTCTTTTCGGGAGGCAGGCTCAGCTCAAGGGCCACCCTACCCCGCATCCAGTCGGGCGTGATGGCCGTGACCATAGCCCGGCGGTAGTCGAAGGTGGTGCCCGCGCGCTCCAGGCGCCCGGTCAGCAGCTGGCTGCTCATCCGGACGTGGTCGCCGGGGCAGAGCTGGGCCATGCGCAGGCCGCCGCACGTGAGCCTGACCAGTTCGGGGACGACCATGCCCCACTCGAGCAGGCGGTTCCGGTCGCCGGCCAGCACGGCGCCCTCGTTCTGCCACGCCACGTCGGCCAGGCTGTACTCCTTGACGTACCCGGCGGGCATCGACCCGATGCCGTTGGCGCTGTCGGTGGCCTGGCTGGTGGTCGGGCCGGTGACCTTCACGCGCCCGTACTCGGCCGGCACGGCGGGGTCCCAGGCGCTGTAGCTGGGCGGCACCAGGCTGCCGTCGGCGCGGATGGCGATGTCCGCGTCGGTGATGTGGATACCGCTGTCGATGGTCGGCGGGTACACGTCCTGGGCGGCCCTGAAGGTGACCTCGCCCTGGCGCATGGTGAGCCAGCACCCAGCCGGCTGGAAGAGGCCCGTGAGCCACGTCAGGCCCGACGTCACGCGGGCATCGACCTTGACCTCCCACTCGTAGGTGCCCGAGGTGGCGATCATCACCTGCCCCGACCAGCGGCCGAAGCCCATGTGGTCGAGCCATCCGTCCTCGAAGGCGAAGCCCCAGGGGAGGGGCGCGGTGTCGAAGCTGCCGTTGCTCGCCGACCCGGTGGACGCCAGGACGCGGCGGGCGATGTCGGCGGGGTGGTCACGCAGGTAGGGCACGTGGGTGACCGTGGCGCCGGTGATGATGCGCGGGGCCGGCTTCGTGCTGCCGAAGCTGCCCACGATGGCCACGCCAGTGAAGTCGCGGCCGCTGATCCCGGTGTACGTCAGGTAGCAGGTGTTCGTGCCGTCATCGACGTAGAGCAGGCCCGCGCCGACGCCGGAGTCAAAGGTAAACTCCGTCTGGTCGATGGTCGCGCCCATGGTGAAGACCGTCGCCGCTGTGATGTGGTGGCCCGAGCTCGTCGCGGTGTACGGGCCGACCGGCGCCCCCGCGTCGTGGAACAGGTACTGCTTCTCGATATTGCCCTTGGCCGGGCGCGTCAGCATCGAGCTGAGCAGGTCCACGCACTCGATCGCCAGCCTCGGGAGCAAGCCCGTGACGTTGCGCACCCGCCCCCGGGCGACGACCTCGTAGCGAGCCTCCGACCAGTTGCCGAAGCCGACGAGCACCTCGATGATGGAGCCGCGCCGGACGTAGTTGTGCACGCTCGCCGCGTTGGTGGTGCCGACGGTGACGACGAAGCCGCCCAGCGTGGATGCCCAGGTCGCCGGGGTCACCCGGGCGCCCTGCATCCGGAAGTCCACGACGTCGGGCAGGTCTGCCGAGCCGCCGACCCCGGCGTTGTTGGCGGGCAGCACGACGCGGGCCCGGATCTTCACGGACCGCTGCCGCTGCTCCAGCGCCGCCAGGAAGTCGGGCGACCAGCTCATCAGATGACCTGGAAGCCGCGGTCGACGTCGATCTTCGCCGCCCCGTCCATGGTGATGCCGTGGCCGCTGTCGGCGTCGTTGTATCCGCCCTGCTGCTCGTGCATCGCGGCGACCACGCCCCAATCCATCTCGAGCACCGCTTCGAAGCTGTAGGTGAGGCGGCTGTCGTGGGTGAGGATGGGCCGGCCGAGAGCGTCGGGCGGGACCTTCATCGCGACCCACGTGCCCCGCTCCTGGATGAGGATGGGCTCGTCGTCGTAGCTGTAGCGCAGGCCCCGGGTCAGGGTCAGCAGCGGCGAGCTCCAGGACGTGACCTTGTGCAGCTCGCGGTTGTGGGAGGGGTAGCCCCCGATGAAGCGCACCTCGTCTGCAGCGGCCAGCCCGCCCGCGAGCACCGACGACATCAACAGGCCGTCGGTGTAGACGCCGGTGTTGCCGCGGGCCTGGCTGGTGCGGCTGAAGGCCGCCCACGCCTTGGCCGTGTCCTCGCACACGATAATGCTTTGGCCCCGCTCCAGGTGGCTGGCGAGGCTGAGCAGGTCCCGGGCCAGGCCCTTGCCGCCGCCGGTCAAGCCGGTGAAGCGCTCGCAGGTCACGCGGATCCGCGGCGCGAAGCTGACGTTGTTGTCGTACTGCCGGCCGACCAGGGTCCGGGTGCTGAACCGCTCCCGCTTCGGCTCCAGCTCGAGCGTGGTCAGCGGCTCCGCGAAGTCGATGGTCTCGAGCGTGCCGGCGTCGCCGTCCGGCCAGTAGTAGATCGCGGCGTCGCCCATGTGCTCACCCCACGGTCGCAGGCGTCAGCGTCCCGCCGTAGCCGAGGTCGCCCATGATGTCCTGGAGCTCGCGCCGGAGCCCGTCGAGCCCGCCCTGGACCATCACGCCGTGGTTCTCGAGCACGATGTTCACGGCGCCGCCCATCGGGCCAGACTGGCCGGGCGCGTAGATCTGCTCGCGCTTGTGCACCATCGCCATGCCGGTCTCGTTCACGTAGCGAGACCCGGTGTCGAAGCTGCCCACGACCTTCTTGCCGCCCCAAATAGCCGCCTCGGACAGCCCCATGGTAGCCAGCGCCAGCGTTACCCGTCCGGCCAGCATGGCGTTCTCGCCGCGGTCGTTGCTCTGGATGGTGTCGCGGGCGCCAGCGAAGACCTCCACGGCCTCGTTCCACCAGCTGAACAGCGCCTTGATCATCGCCACGGTGAAGGCGATCGGCAGCTCGATGGTGAGCTTAACAAAACCCTCCAACATCGCGATGGTGATCACCGGGAGCGCCTCGACGAGAGCGATCGTCAGCTTGGGGATGGCCTCGGTGATGACCTCGGGCAGCACGTCGGCCAGGATGACGGGCATGGCCTCGAGTCCCGCGACGATGTCCTTGGCCTGTTGTTCGAAGGCCGTGGCGACGCCGCCGGCGCCTGCCTGGCCGATGGCGGACAGGCCCATGCCGACCCCGGCTCCAAGGGCCGCAGTGCCGCCCATCCCGGCCAGCATGCCCAGGGCGTCGCCGCTGGCCACCTGGCCACCTGCGGACGCGATGTCGCCGCCCGCGGCAGCGCGGTTCGCCTCCACGGCCTCGAGCTCCATGCGCGCGAGCTCCGCCAGGTCGGCCAGGCTCGCGTCGAGCATCGCCGACTGTGCGTTGATGGCGTCGACGTTGACCCGGGCCGTCTCGTCGATGACGAAGCCCATCGCCTCGATCTGGTCGACGATGGGGATCACGTAGGGCTCGGCGTCGACGGTGGGGGGCTTGCCACCGCCGGCCGCCTTCGCTGCGGCGTCCGCCGCCGCTGCCCCTGCTGCGATGTCGACCGAGGTGCCGGTGCCGCCCCGGGTGATGGGGTTGGCGCGCGTGTTGCCCGCCTCGCTGGTCGAGCCCGTCGGGAAGGTGAAGGTGCCGCCGCCGCCCCCGAAGAGGTCGGCGAAGGCGCCGAAGTCGACCTCGGAGAAGCTCTTGGCCACGTCGCGGAGGTCGGTGAAGAGCGGCACAAAGCGGCTCAGGTGTCCGAAGCCGGTCTCGAGCACGTCGCCGAGCTGGCGCATGGGGCCCGCGACGGCCGACGCGACGTCGAGCAGGTCGTTCAGGTCTTCGGTGAACTCGCCCAGCAGCTGCGCGCCCTCGCCGCCGAAGGCCTCCAGGAGGCGCTGTGGGATCGTCTCCATGGTCGCGTCAAAGAGCGCCATGTTGCGCTGCCAGGCAGCCGCCTCAGCACTCGCGGCCGGGCCCACGTCGACCCCGTACTCGCGGGCCAGGTCGACAAAGTGGTCCATGTCGCCGAGGAAGCCCGCCTGCAGCATCTTGCCGGCGCTGCGGCCGAAGACCTCCAGGGCTGCGGCCGACCGCTGGGTCGGATCCTCGATGGCCATGATCGCGTCGCCGAACACCACCATGGCCTCGTCGGCGCTGATGATGCCGCCCGCGCCGTTGGTGACGTCGTCGACGGTGAGCCCCAAGAACTCCAGCGAGTCGACGGCGGTGCTCACGCCCTGCTGCGCGTCGGCCATGGTCTGCACCATGCGCCGGACGCTCCCCTCGAGCCCCTCGATGGAGCCGCCTGCGCCCTCGATGGCCAGCTTCATGCCGGCGAGCCGCTGGGCCGTGACGCCCGTCCGCACCGACATGTCGTTGAGGTCGTTGATGCTGTCGGCGACGGCCTGGTTGAGGCTGACGAAGCCAGCCACGAGCCCGCCGACGACGCCGACGACCGCAGCGAGCTGGGCGCCGAGCGCGGCCAGGCTCACCTCGGTCTTCTCGGCCTCGTCGCCGGTGGACGCCAGAGGCTCAGAGGCCTCGTCCACCACCCGCAGCAGGTACTCGACTCCCTGACCGGCCACGGCTCAGAGCTCCCCGACGGAGAAGACCGGGAAGATCATGCCGTCCATGCGGGTGACCATAGCCGCTCGTTCCGCCTCGGCAGCGCGGACGCACTCGCGCGCCAGGCTGAGCTCGAAGGGGCTCAGGGCGAGCACCTCGTGCGGCAGGCGGCTGTAGGTGCGGGCGATCTTGTGGATCAAGCGGAGTTCCTCAGGAGCCCGAGCGAAAGGCGGCCAGCCGCTCCGCGTCGAGACCCCCTTCGGTGGTCAGCGACCAGACAGCGGCGACGAGCACGTTGCGCGCCTTGTGGGGGACGCAGGAGATGTGGAGCCGGCCCTGCTCCTTGTCGTGGTGCTTCCGGTTGAGCACGAAGCGCACCTCGTCCCAGGTGGCGCCCTCGTCGGTGGAGATGGCGGTGACACCCGCGCAGAGCACGGCGTCGTCCTGGGCGGCGGCCTTCTTCGCCTTGTCGGCCGTCAGGCGCTTGACGGCGGACTGCATGAGCTGCATGAGCCGCTCGGCGCCCACGAGCTCCTGGGCCTTCGCCATGTCGCGTTTGCCGACGGCCACCATCGCGTCGGCGTCGGCCTCGCTGTAGCGGTCGTCGCTGTCGCTGGGCGAGGGCAGCATGATGAGCTTCGCCACGCCCGTCTCGGCCGTCGTGGCGCTGTCGATCTTGCGGATCCGCCAGTGCACGCCGCCGGCCTCGACGACGTCCAGAGCAGCAGCTTCGAGCAGGTCGAGGGCACTCATCAGCTGGCCGCGTCCACGTCGCTGTCGTCGTTGTTGGAGACGATCTTAAATCCCTCGTCGGTGCCGTCGGACTCCATGCGGACCTTCAGCACCTGGCGGATCTTGCCGGGGCCGGAGATGCCTTCGGACACGTCCTCGATGTACATGTTCTGGAGCGTGAAGGCCATCGAGCTGTTGCCCGCGCCGGTGAAGGTGATCGTACCGTCGACCTGGGTGTCGGCCAAGAACGCGGTGTAGAGCACGTCGCTGGTGTACTCCAGCTCCAGGGTGCCGGTCACCTCGAAGAAGTCGGTATGCACCGGCTCCTTGGTCTCCGCGGAGCCGAGCAGCTGGCGGTCGCCGAGCTTCCGGTCGATCTGCAGGTCCATGCTGATGAGGTCGTAGTTGTTGCCGTCGTGGCCGAACTGGCCGGCGTGGTCGTGCAGCACCGGCTCGTCGGCGGTGGGCAGGGTGACGGACCCGGCCGCGGCGCGCGTGGCGGCGGTCTGGCCCATCCACTCGATCGCGAGCAGCCCGACGCCGCCCTGCGGGATCGAGATGCGGCCCCGCTTGACCTTGACGCCCTCGAAGACCTCGCTGTTGGTGGCGTTGCCCCGGATCATCTCCAGGGTAATGCCGGGGTTGCCGGCGGCGAGCTCGCCCAGCGTGAGGGCGTGGGCGTAGGGGCCCGTCCCCGACGTCGACACCACGCCGAGCAGGTGCTTCAGCCACGTGCCGATGTTGCGGTACGTCAGGTCGACCTCGAAGCGGCCCTCGCTCCGGTCGGAGCTGGTGAAGTGGCTGCGACGCATGACGCCGGAGCCGCCCACCAGGTGGGCCCGGGGGGTCTTCGTGATCTTCCGCTTGCCGTCCATGCTGCGCACGGGGTTCCAGACGGCCCGCGCCACTGCGGTGCCCCAGGTGGACTCTTCGCCGTAGCCGATGGCGGAGTTGCGGCCGGTTTTGGACATGGTCAGCTCTCGTCGACGTCGCGCACCTTGAGCAGTGCGCGGAGGTTCAGGGTGCGCCCCTCGGTCGTGACGACCTGGAGCTCGAGGGTGTAGTCGGTGCCATCGGCGCCGCCCTTGGTCAGAACCATGACGTAGGCCCGGCCGGCGTGCTCGATGAAGCGGGTCTCGTCCAGGTCCGTGGTGCTCGCGACGGGCGTGCCGCCGTTGAGCACCTGGTAGTTCTTGACGTAGTCGACGCCCTCGAGCATACCCGCCTTGGCGTAGTCGGCGCACCGCTTGATGAGCAGGTCGGTGACGTCCCACCAGACGAAGGTCTCATCCTCAACGGCCTTGAACGCCACCGCCCGAGGAGTGGTGGCGCCCGGCAGCTCTGGCCGCGCCCGGATCTCCGGGTAGGCTGGGCAGCCCAGCTCGACGTACCCCGTCTTCGCGCTCGCGGGCGTGAACGACCCAGCGCCATCCGCTGCGGCGGCGTTGCCGTAGTAGACATAGAGCACGTTCATCTTGCCGTCTTCGAGGGCGGCGTTGTCCACGTCGATGACGCCCAGGCGGCTGGCGTAGGTCCACGACCCCAGCTGGTACGTCTCCAGGGTCTTGCCGTCGGACGAGCACACCCGGACGTCGTCGCCGTCGGCCTGCACCAGGCCCCAGAACTCGTCCGAGTCCGTGGGCACGGTGATCTGCACGTCGGCCGTGGTCGGGCCCGACCCGCCCGCGGTCAGGTCGACCGCGATGGCGAGGCGCTTCCCCCAGGCGGCGTCGTACCAGCTCGCTCCGGCCATCGCTCAGGCTCCGTACTGCTGGCGCCACTGGAACGTGACGGAGAGGAAGAAGGTGCCCCAGCCATCGATCCCGATGGCGTCGCCGTCGATCGCGAGGCCCACGCCCTCGACCATGGTGAGGGCCATGCCGTTCACGCTGGCCAGGTCGCCCCCGATGGGGGTGTCGCCGGGCTTGCCCTGGATGCCACGTTCCAGCGCCTCAAGCACGTCGCTCCGGAGCTTCATGGCGGCCTTCGCGCGGGCCGTGGGGGACTTGCCCGCCTTGACCCAGCCCACGAAGTCGTAGGACGCCGTGCGCCCTCGGTAGGCCAGCGGGACCGCCTCGTTGTGCGGGTCGAGCTTGTTCTCGTAGTAGCAGACCATCGCCGACTTGTTCGGGCTCGGCGGCTCGTCGAAGATGCCGTAGACGACGTCGCCGTCCCCGCTCAGGTCGTAGTCGTAGCTCGCCGTGGTGATCCGGCCGAGGGCCGTGGCGATGGCGGTCACGAGGGCGCTGGCAGTCGAGGCCATCAGGGCACCTCGAGCACGTCGCTGAGCATCGGCTTCAGCAGCTCGGGCGCATCGGCCCGCACCTTGTCCATGGCGCGCCTCGCGAACCAGGTGGCGCGCACGGTCACCTCGTCGACCAGGGCGAACCAGGGCTCGATCCCGGCGCCGGCCTTCTTGACCAGCAGCTTGGCGCCGCTCTTCGCCTGGATGAAGAACAGTCCGGACACGTCCCGGGGAGAGGCGTAGCGGGACACGCCCGCGGCCGTCTTCGCCGGCGCCAGGGGTATGGCCAGGTAGCGCGCGTTCGTGGGCACGATGCGCCCGCCGCGTTCCTGGATCCCCGCGTACACCACGTCGGCCGCGCCAGGGACGCCACCGCCCGCGCGGAGCAGCACGTCGAGGTTCTTCTGGTCGGCGCGGACGGTGCCGCGGATGCTGTTGCGCAGCCGGCCCGACCGGACCCGGGGGTTGACCGTGGCGTTGAGCTTCGCGCCGGCCTCGGCCTTGACGGCCATCTCGGCACCCCGCGCCTGGATCCAGGCAGGGATGGCCTCGGAGCCGCGCTTCAGGCGCTCGGCGAGCTCGGCGACGGTGATCGCCATCAGAGCACCCACGGCAGGACGAAGGGGTGCATGAGCTCGACCACGCTCTCGGGCAGGGTCTCGCGGCGCATGGCGTTGGAGCTGCCCCGCTTCGTGACGTTGGTGCGCCCCTGGGTCGTCTGGAGCTTCACCCAGTGGCGGATGAGCTGCAGCGCGGCCTCTTTGACCTGGTCGGGCACCGTGACCCAGCCCGCGACGAAGACGACTTTGGCCGCGCGGCGGTAGCGGGTGAACGAGCCCTGAACGCTGTCGGGGTGGAGGTAGACCTTCCCGACCTCGCCCTGCTCGGTGTAGTCGCCGGAGTCGACCAGGTCCGCCGCCGCGTAGGCCCAGTTGGAGTCGTCGTGGATTGTGGTGATGCTCGTCACCGGGAGCACGTCGAGCTGGAGCACGGTGGGGTCGACGTCGAAGGCCCGGGTGAGCCCGAAGTGTCCGTCATCGCCGCCATAGTACCGGGTGTAGGTCTGCGTCTCCAGCGAAGGCGCGGTGCCAACCGTGTGCGGCGGGTAGCCGCAGTGGAGCGCCAGCACCTCGTCAGCAGCTGCGATCAGCTCCGCGATCAGCGTGTCGCTGTCGGTGTCGGAAGCGTCGAAGCCCGGGAGCCTGCGCTTCACCTCTGCGGCGGTCACCAGCGCCACGGGTCACCCCCGCCGCGCGTCGATCAGCCGGTGCGCGCCGTGACGGTCTGAGCCGGCCTTCTCGGCGGCCTGGATGTCGTCGAGGACGTCGTCGTAGGCGCCCGACATGAGCGCCTCGCGGAGGTCGCGGAGCGTGAGGTCGACCAGGTCGCTCACGCTGAAGCTGGCCGAAGCCAGCGGCGACCCACCAGCGCGAAGCTGACGGTCGCTGTAGCGGAAGGACTGCGGGAAGTCGCGCACCAGGCTCTCCGCGGTCGTGTCGTCCACCTCGACCACATCGCCAGGACGCACCCCCACCAGCCCCCGCCCGTTGTAGGCGGCGGCGGGGTGGTGCAGACCAGCGAAGTAGGCGAGGCCAGGCATCAGAGTTCGGCGACCCGGCGGACGAAGATGCCGAAGGTGCAGTCGATGGCGACGCCGGTGCCGCTCTCGGTCTTGTTCACGCGGATGCCGACCGGCGCGGCCGCGGTGGACACGAACCGGACGTCGCCGCCCGACTCCTTGGTCAGGGCCTCCTCGGTGGCCGCGGTCAGGGTGCCGTCGCCGCCGCTGTCCGTGTCGCGGTTGTACAGCACCGTGGTCCCGTCGTCCTCGTAGATGTTGAGGTCGGCGAAGTTGGAGGCGTGACCGGTCGAGGTCGCGTTCGGTGCCAGGACGACTGACTCGATCTCCCACGTGCCCGGGGGCAGCGGGATGTACTTGTCGTCATCGGCGGTGGCCGCGACCACGAAGTCGAGGATGAGGCTGAGGAAGTCGCTCATGGGGGAGGCTCCGAGGGCTCAGATGTTGTAGGCATAGGCGCAGGTCTTGTCCCCGGCCGCGTAGAGCTTGAGCAGCACCTTACGGACGCGGGTCACGACGTGGCGGATGCCGCGGGTGATGTCGTCGTCCGTGCCGCTGATGACGCCGCGACGGTCCGACCAGAAGCCGTAGGCGCCGCGGGCGACGAGCAGACAGCCGCCCTGCGTGGTGGTCACGCCGTCGTACACGCCGGAGGCGTTGGTGTCGTCGGTCATGAACGGGGAGATCATGAAGGGCACGCCGCCCTTCATCAGGCCGATCGCGTTCGGCAGGCTCGCGGCGGTGAGCACCGAGCTGGTGCCGACCTTGTCAAGGCCCTGGAACTCGTCCCACTTCATGGACTCGAGGCCGGCGCCGATGGAGCTGATCGCCAATACCTGGTTGAGCATCTGGCCGCCGTCGAGCAGCGCGAGCGTCGCGACGAAGTTGTCCCAGGTCCAGGAGCCCGAGGTGTCGAGGCCGGTGCTGTTGTCCAGCGCCTCGGCACGCCAGCCGAGCCACATGGTGCGGTGGTCGTCGGCCGCGCCGCCCGGGGCCGCGCTGTAGGCGCTCGCCGGGTTCCAGGTGGCCAGGCCGGTGTCCTGGTGGGTGCCGGCGGTGTCGGAGTTGATGGCCGCGTCGTCGCAGGCGTAGATCAGGCCGAGCAGCGCGTAGCGCAGCAGGACCGGCGCCGAGGACACCAGCGCGTCTTCCATCGCGTCCAGCGAGGCGACCTGGCGGACGGCGATGCCGTCGAGCGTGTCGCTGCGGGTCGTGGTGCCCAGCGTCGCGGCCTTGAACTGGCCGGGGGTGTCGCTGGTCGGGATGCCGTGCCGGTAGGGCGTCGGCACCGAGAGCGCGGCGGGCAGGTCCACCCGGCCGTGCATGGCGGTGTTCTGCTGGAAGGCGTTGGCGACCGCGCCACCGAAGCCGATCATCGGCTCGATGAGGCCGGGCACGAGGTCCTGGGTCGGGATCCAGTCGCCGCCGGTGCTGGTCGAGTCGTCGAAGATCTTGGCGAGGGCCTTGCGCAGGCTCGGGTCGGGACAGCGGCCGGCGAGCTCGCGGATGGTCGCGTCGAGCTTCGGCGTGACCTTGGCGTGCGGGGCCTGGTGCGCCCGGATGTGGCCGCCGTTGAGCTTGCTGGTGACCATGTGCGCGCGGGCGACGGCGCGGACGGCCCACCAGTGCTGGAAGTCGCGCTGCCAGCGGCAGACGGGCTCGTCGGTGAGCAGGGCGCGCTCGGTCAGGTAGTGCGGCTCGCTCTGGTCCTCGGAGGCGGCCAGCAGCACGTCGTCGTCGCCGGCCACGTAGTGCTTTAGCTCACGCTCGGAGCCGGCACCGCCACGCCACTCGGGGCTGGGGTCGAGGGCCTGCTCCTTGGCCTTGCGCATCGCGGTGACGACCTTGTCCAGGTCGGTGCGCAACTCGTCGTCGCGCTGGTCGTCCTGGCGGGTGCGCTCGCGGATGGCGCGGAGGTTGCGGATGATGTCGTCGGCGCTGGGCTTGTCGCCGAGCTCGGGGACTTCGACACGGACTTCGCCGTCTTCGTCGTCTTCGTCGTCGAACATGCCGTCTTCGAACTCGCCGTCCTCTTCGGGGTGGAGGGAACCGCCGTTGTCGAGGGCGCTGAGGGCCAGGAGGTGCAGCATCTGGAGTGCTCCGTCAGGAGGAAGGAAAGAGGTCGGTGAGCATGGTCGGCCCGGCCGGCGCAAGCGCCTTGGCCTCGGCCTTGATGAGGGCGCGGATGAGGTCTTGCAGCTCGCTGTCGTTCTGCAGGGCCCACTTGAGGCGGTCGAGCGATGCGGCCTGGTCGTCGTCGAGCTCCGCGCCGCGCTTCACGCCCAGGGCGCTGGCGAGCATGGGGACGTTGACTGCGGAGGTCTCGAGAAGCTCGTTGTCGGAGAGCTTCATGCCCCCCCGCCAGCGGCTCTCGGCCGTGGAGCGGTGCGGGTCGTCCTTGCCGAGGTCGGTGCGCCACTCGCGGCGGTGGCTGATGAAGCCGACGGAGACGGCGTTTAGGAAGCCCTCGCGGTACTTCCGGCCGACGGCCTCGGCGAGCGGGTCGCCGTTGTCGAAGGCGATCTCCTGGACGAGGCGGCGCTTGCCCTCGACCTCGCCGACGAGCGCCGACTGGATGGCGCGGCCGATCGAGGGGATCGAGTGGTTGTGGCCCCACAGGATGCGCGGGTTGCGCTTGTAGGCCCCGAGGCGCCAGGAGTCCATGACCACGTCGCGGGCGCGGTCGCCGCGCGGCTCGGAGGCCACAACGATCAGGGTGTTCTCGTGCTTCGGGGTGAAGCCCTCGGGCACCTTGCGCTCGAGCTTGTCGTCGAGGCAGACCATGGACGGCACGTAGAATCGCTGATCGTCGCCCTTGCCCGCACCCCGGACGACCTGGAGGGCTTCGGTGTCTTCGACGTCGAGTTCGTCCATGGCCACATGCGTAGCACCAAAGACAGGCCCAGCGCAAGGGCGGCCGTATCATTTCTGATTCGTCAGCGTGCTCTGGGTGAGACGCTGGAGCCCTGCTCGGCTACTCGTCTTCGACGACCACGGGGAGCACTGAGCAGCGACAGTTGACACTGAGCGAGGCGTCCGCGAACAGGCCCGGCCCGGCCGCGGTCTCGCCTCCGGGGGCTACGAAGTCCTCCCCGGCGTCGACCATCTGGCCGTCCATCTCGGTGTGCGTCTCCCGCACCACGTCGTCGCGTGCGCTGAGCCACTGCTTCCGAACCTGCACGCCGGCCTCGCGGACCGCGTCGATGGCCTTGTCGGTCCCGGCCGACACCGAGCGGGTGGTCTCGGTCCGCGCGATGCGCAGGGCGCGCGACGGCGCGAAGGCCCCCGACCGCTGGAGCGCCGCCTGCATGCCGTTGACGCTCGCGCCGGCGGCGATCCCCTGCTCGACGACGCGCTTCACCACCTGGACCATGTAGGCCGTAGCGCCGACCACGAGCTCGCCGAGCTGGCTGTTGACCAGCCCGTCCACCTGGTCGGGCGGGACCACGAGGCCGGCCTGCGCCATGGCCTCGAGGGCGCGCTTGATCGCGGCGACGAGCGCCCGGCGCACCGGCCCGCGGAGGCTGGCCTGCATTTTGCCCTGTTCGCCAGCGGCGTCGAGCAGCGCGGCCAGGTCTTCCTCGCTGATCCGGGTGACGACGGCCAGGCCCTTGTCGGCCTCGACGGCGACGATGGCCGGCACCTTCTTCGCGACGCGCTTCGCCTGCTGGCGCAGGAAGAGCCGGGTCGTGCGCAGGAGCAGCTTCTCGAGCGGCTTGTGGAAGGTCCGCACGTAGTCGCGCGACGCCTTGGCCCGGGCGTCCTCCCCGACGGGCGGGGCATCGGCACCGCGGAACAGGTCGTCCAGCGTGCGGGGGTTCTCGTCGAGAGTGCGGGCCGTGCGACGGACCCAGGCCGCCGTGATGGCGCCCCCGAGGGCCTGGTAGTTCTGGTGGTCGGCGCTGTTGCGCTCGTACCACCGCGAGAGCCGCGCGAAGCGGGTGGGGTCGTAGGGGCCGCGGAGCAGCTGGCGCCCGAGGACACGCCCGAGGGCGGTGGGCTGGTGCTCGTCAAGGCCCTGCTCGACCGCGGCGCGCACCGTGCTCGGCGGCACCAGGTCTTGGGCGAGGATCACGACGCCCCCGACACCTTGGCCCGAACCTCGGCGATCTCGTCACGAGCTGAGCGGCACGCAGCGCGCTGGGCGTCCACGGCCTTCTCGGCGTCGGCGTGGCTAGCCTTGGCCTCGTCGCTGGCATCGTCAGGCAGGGCGGGCGGCATCGGGAAGGCGTCGCTGATGCCGGTCTTGCCGCGGTGGGGCTTCTCGGCCTGCTGGGCCAAGTAGCTCTGAAACTCGTGCAGGGCGGCCATCTGGGCGTGTGTCACGCTGCCTCCTCTTCGACTTCGACGACCGTGGCGGGCACGACCTTCAGCAGGGTGGCCAGGGAGGCGAGGGCCTCGGCCCGGGCTTCAGGGTCGGTCCCCATCTGGGCGATCAGCTGGTAGGCGGCGGCGAGCTCTTCCTGCTGCTCCTCCTCGACCTGGGCGGCCTCGGCGGCGCCCGCATCGGCAGCGACCACGCGGTCGAAGTCGACGTCGTCGAAGCCCTCCAGGCTGGCGGCGTAGCTCGGCTCGAGCCCGAAGTCGTTGATCCAGGACAGCGCTCGGCCCTGACGGTCGCCGCGGTCCTCCTGGAGCCAGGGCACCTCGGAGAAGTCGTGCCGCACGTAGACCCGCGAGTCGCCGAACATCCGCGCCAACTTCGTCAGCCCGGCCTCGATGAGCCGCGCGTCGGCGCGGAGCCCCATCCAGTAGAGTTCCATCATGGCCACGGACTGCGCGTAGTTCGCCGTCTCCAGCCCGAGCCGCACGGGAACAGACCCGGTGACCGCGATGACGGACTGCCGGGAGTGCTCGCGGGTGCCAGAGGGGTCCATGTCGCTCGGCTTGTGCGCGAGCTGGTGCACGTCGCTGGCGCCGCCCTGGACGATGACCTTCTGACGGGAGCGCAGCTTCTGGGTGAAGTTCGCCACGAACAGGTCGAGTTGCTCCTTGGTGAACTTCCGGTCCTTCTTCGGGGTCACCAGGAAGGCCGGGTACCCGAGCTTCGCGTCCTCCGCGAGCCGGTTGACCACGTGGTAGGCGGCGGCCATCTCGTCGTTGAGAACCTCGGCCTTGCCGCTCCCGAGGTGGGCCTGCGCGCCAGCGTTGAAGCTCGGGCCGCGCACGTGGACCATGTCCTCGGGCTTGATCCGCAGCTCGCCGCCGTCGGCGTCCGCGTAGACGTACTCGACGATCGTGGTCAGGCTGCCCCGGATGGCAACCCGGGAGGGCTCGAGCCGCATCAGGCTCTCGGGACGGCCGTCGCCCACGACCGCGGCGAAGAAGTTGCCCGCCAGGTCCAGGTCGATGATCATCTGCCGGCGGAACAGTTCGCCCGTGATGCCGGAGCTCAGGTGGGGGAACTCGAGCAGGTCGAGCACCTCGTGGTCCTCGATCTCCTCCGCGGACGAGCCGCGCCCCCGGGTCATCTTCAGCGGCAGCCCGGCGAGGTCGGCAGCGCGGGCGGCGACCGCCGCGTTGAGCCAGGGGCTGCCCACGCGGGCGATGTCCATGGCCTTGGCCGGCGAGAAGCTCGGCCCGGCGGAGCCCAGGAGGCCGAAGGAGTCGCGCCCCTCCAGGAGATCCGGGGCGAGCAGCCGCACCACCAGCCCTCGAGTCCACAGGCGGAGAGCGGTCAGGGGGTTGGCCACGACTACAGGTCTACCCGCATCACCATCGATACGTCAACCGCTACCCGACCAGCAGGAAGGCGTCGTCCTCCCCGCCTTCCTCGACGAAGAGGTGGATGAGCAGCTGGCTGGCCATGTCCACCTGGTCGTCGTTGGCCCCCAGCGGGAAGCTCAGATGTTCGCGGCGAAAGTCGGGCATCCAGGGCGCCCACTTCGTCGGGGGGAGCTTCACGTTGCCCGCCTTGAAGTAGACCGCGCCTGTCTGGGCCCGGGCGTACTTGCTGTCGGTCGGCACGTAGGGCACCACCCCCGGCACGTGCTCCCCGAGCTCGGCGATGAGCGCGGCCCCGTTCGCCTTCTCCTCGATCACGACCTCGGTGGCCCGCCACTGCTCCACGAAGTCGCGCAGCACCTCCCGGGTGGTCGGGTAGTCCATGCGCTCGCGGATGACGTCGAGCAGGTAGACGTCGGGCCAGATGACCGCCCAGGCCCCGATCGCCACGAAGTCGCTTTTCTTCGTGTCCTTGAACGCGGCATCGACGGAGACCACCACCCGGTTCGCGCGCTTCCGCCACGCCTTGGGCTTGAGCTCGTAGCGCTCGGCGAACCAAGCCGGCTTGAAGAGCCCGCCCTCGGACCTGACAGGCCGCTGCTGGAGCTGCCCGGGGGCCTGGTCGCCCAGCTCGTCCTCAAGCTTCGCCACCTCGTCCTCGGGCATACGCTCGGGGTGGAGCAGCTCGCCGCGCTCCGTCCGGGGGTCCAGCTCGTACACCTCGGGGTGGTCGGGGTCGTAGCGCATGGGCAGCACCACGGGGCGGGTTCGGCCCCTGCCGATGCGGCGGCCGGCGGTGTCGTCGTCGTGCAGCCGCTGCATGATGGTGATCCAGCGGGCGGTCCGGCGGTCGGTGACGCGGGTGGGCAGCACCTGGTCGATGACCGTGGCCACGTCGGCCAGGCGCTTCCGGACCTGCTCGGGAGAGCCGATGGCGACGTCCTTCACGTCGTGCGGGTCGTCGATGAGGATGACGCTGCCGCGCATCCCGGTGATGTCGTCGCCGATGGCGTAGCACTGGCGGAAGCCCTTGGCGGCGGTCTCGAAGTTGATTTTCTCGTTCTGGTCGCGAGCGAGGCCCCAGCTGGGGACGCGACCGAGGGCGTCCTGGCGCTCGACCAGCGCGCGGTACCAGTCGGAGGTCACCACGTCGCGCATACGCCGACTATCGCGGATGGCCACCTTGGAGGCGTTCGCCAGGGACAGGAAGCGCTCCCCGGGCTTGTGCAGCCACCACCACGAGGGGAAGAACACCGAGACGAGCAGCGACTTCATCATACCCGGCGGGATGCTGATGGTCAGGTCCCGGCACTCGCCCCGGTAGATGGCCTCCAGCTCGGCACACAGCGCGTCGAGGTAGGGCGCCCACTCCAGCTCGACGCCGGGCTCCAGCACGTGCCAGGCGTCGCGGACGAAGCCGGAGAGCGAGCGGATGGCGTTGTCCTGCACGACGGCGAGCTCGTCGCGCGGGAGGTGTCGCTGCTGGTCAGCCCAGGTCTGCATGGGGGCTCACGCTTCCGCCCTCGGCTCGGGGTCTTGCATCGTCAGCCGGGCCACCTTGGCGCGCAGCTCTTGGGCGACCTCGGCCACCTCGGTGTCGGTGCCCTCGACCTTGACCACCTCGATCTTGCCCTCGTGCTGGACCGTGTGCTGGTGGTTCTGGTGGGTGCCGAACTCGTGGTGCCCGATGCGCGCGAGCAGCCACTGCGCAACGCGCACGCTCTCGTCGTTGTCGGCGAGGGCGGCGTTCCAGACCTTCTCGGCGAGGAGATCGACCTTCTTGTCGAGGGCCTGCGTCATGGCCTCCCGGAACTCCCGAAGCCGCTGGGGCGCATCAGCAGGCTCCCCCTCGGCCAGCCAGCGCATGAGCGTAGACTCGCCGATGCCGGCAACGGAGGCGCAGCGCTTGTAGCTCAGGCCGCGCCCGCGGCTGGCGACGAGCACCTCCCAGACCTCGTCGGTGAGCCCATGCTTCCGGCCGGTCTTCTTCTTCACGTCCTCGCTCCATACGGTCGCCACACGGCATCGCGGGGCGCTCCAGTCGTAGGGTAGCCGGTCAGCAGGTGTCCGCGCTCCCTCACGTCAGGTTCGCGTGGCCTGGGGTGGTCCCGCTGACCGCGTGCGGCTTCCGGTTGGCCCGCCTGCGCTTCTTGCGTCGCACCGCCGCCTCCACCAGCCCCCACGCCATCCAGCGCAGCAGGCGTTCGTCGTTGGCCTCGAGGATGGAGCCGAGCGGCCCGCCGAGCTGGATGGCTTCGTCGA